AGAATGAGGATTTAGCCCTTGAACTGAACGTTTGCTTACGGGTTATGTCACGCAAGGCGGCTGAACTTGGGCTTGTCAAGAGTAAGGAATTTACCAGCCTTGTAGCTAAGGAAAATTCACGTATGGGTAACTTGATGAAAAAACTTAAAAACAGATTATATGGGAAATAAAGAAGAAAAAGCAAAAGAGTATGCAGAAGAAAATTACGATTCTTGCTTTTGCAAAGAAATAGCTAAAATGGCGTATGAATCCGGTTGGAGCAAAGCACTGAAAAATCAGTGGATAAGCACGAAAGAACGAATGCCCGAACCAAATACAGAAGTGATATTCTTAACCGATATTGGTATAGTAATGAACGGACATTATGATTCTAATGTTTGGATGAAAATGGATGGTTTTTGGGGTTCAGCTTATAGTAGCATAGATAAGTGCTGGGACGTTATCGCATGGATGCCTATACCTTCATTTGACGAGATTTTGGAAGCTAACAAAGACGTTTTGAAACGATTAAAAGATAAGTAATATACATTCAATCTAATTAATGCACTAAATAAATGTATTGTTGAATACTATAAGACTTATGAAAATAAAAATAACTAAAAAAAAGGCAGTAGATGATATAAAAAATATATTCCATGTATCATCAGTAAATGATAAAAAGGAAGAGGATATTACATCATTTTATTCTCAGGAAGATGGAAGAACTTCTTTTTTCATTGATAAAAGAAAATATAATAGAATGGAAGTCATAAGTAGTTTATCGGAATACTTTTCAGATAAATATATTTCAGAAGGTCAATGTAGAATTGAAAGTATTACTCTTCTTTATACTGTATTTCACATTGAGGATAGAGAATAATTATAAGATTTTTTATTGAGAAAATCAGGCTTGTTATCAACAAGTAAAAAAGTATTGGAAGGAAACAAGATGAGCTTACTTATAAAAGAAACCCAGCTACAAAGGATAATCAGAAAGACCGGACGTAAGCCTGTGCAGTGTAAATGCCGGTTGTGCAAGCAGCAATGTCATACACCTTGTTTAGGAACCCCGCAAGATATACTAAAGATTATCGAAGCTGGATATAAAGACAGACTTGCGGCAACAGAATGGTATGCCGGTATGCTTATGGGTGTGATTGATGTTCCTATACCGATGATCCAGGCTAAACAGGATGGTGACTGGTGTACATTCTACAAAGACGGTTTATGTGAATTGCATGATTCAGGATTGAAACCTATGGAAGGGAAACTTTCTCACCATAGTATCAGGCTTGACAATTTTAAGGCAAGCAAAAGTATTTCATGGAACGTGGCGAAGGAATGGTTGAATGAAGAAAATGTTGACTGCATAGAGAAAATATGCGAAGCCTTAAAATATCCTGAAGGCAAAGAGCATAACGAGGAAAATGATTAATATAAATCAAAAAAATGAAAGCAAGAATAATAGATGTGATCCCTCCATTCGTTAGTAAAACAAAAATCCCTATTGGGACAGAAGTGTTTATAATTGAAGGGAAAGAAGCAAATGGAATTGATCTATATGCCGAACCTTGCGGGCCGTTACTTCTTTGCCATTTTATAAAAGAAAGAAAAAGGTTATATATACCAGAATATTGTCTTGAAATTATTAAAGATATAGACTGGGAGCAAAGAAGGTATGAAATTGCAAAAGCTGTGATGTGTTCAGCAGAAGGAGATCCAGAGCAAATGGCCTATTATGCTGTTGCATGTGCCGATACTTTAATTGCTAAATTAAAAAAGGAAAAGAATAATGAAAGCAATATCCATCAAACAGCCGTGGGCTAGCCTAATCGCTCACGGTATCAAAGACATCGAGAACCGGACATGGAAGTGCCCTCAGAAGTACATTGGCCAAAGAGTGCTAATCCACGCCTCTTCTGGTAAAGGAGCTCGTACATGGAGCTATAATCAGGATGATGAACTTAGGAAAGACAGGTCCGTATATTTCAACTGCGTATATGATAAGTTCCCCAAAGGTGCTATCATTGGCAGCGTAGTAATTTCCGATTGCGTGCGGAACCATCCGTCCGTCTGGGCAGAGAAAGGTTGCTGGAATTGGGTGCTGAAGGATGCTGTACTATTTGACAAGACTATCGATAATGTGAAAGGAAAACTTAGTTTTTGGAATTTTGAACTTGTAAAATAATAAAGAATATGGAAAAAGAAATAAAGATAGGTGATGTTGTTAAAACAAAAAGCGTTCAAGAATTAATTGACACTAACCGGTATACTGTTGAACATGCAGAAATTATCGGTAATAAACTTTTTGTCGTAGAGAATACTACTACATTTTATCCAAATGAAGGATTAATATTTATATTGAAATTCTTAGATGGTAAAGATGGTAAGGTATTCTGTAACAGAGAGGACTTCGACATATATAGAGAAAGTAAACTCGTGACTGATAGCATCAAGAACGACCGAAAGGATCACAAGGTTATGATGGAGCTTTTGCCTTGGAATGAGCTGGAGGAAATAGCAAAGGTATATACTGCCGGAGCTAATAAGTACGGCCCGAACAAATGGCAGAACCTCCCTGACGGTTATCAAAGGTATAAGGGAGCAATGCTTCGGCACCTGACGGAAGTGGAAAAAGGAAACGATGTCGATCCAGATACCGGATGCCTTCATGCTGCTCAGGTAGCATGGAACGCTATTGCCATGCTTCATTTTAAGATGGATGAATATAAAAAAAGATTAGAAAATGGATAACTCATTATTGAATACAAATGGTACTCCTAAACCTCTTGACCAAACAATTCGAAAGTGTGTCATTGATTCTGTTAAGGGAAGTATAGAATACAATATTTCTTTGCTGGAAAAGAAAAGGGATGAAAAGAAAACCAAACTTTCCGTGACTACAAACAGAGAACTATCTCTTTTTATTAGAGGCGAAATATTTGCATTAAATCAATCTATCAATCAACTTGATCAATACATGTATAATTTAAAATAAGCGTATGGATAAGATGGTTATTATTCCTCTTTCAGAATACAACGAAATGAAAGAGAAAATAGCAAACAAGGACTATTGCAACAAGGAAGAATACGAGAAACAAATTTCTTATCTTGAAAAAAATATTACAGAACTTACTGATCGTTGTTGTAAATTAATTGACAGGAATTCTATACTTGAATTAAATTATAAGAACTTACAAAATACCAACAACGATCTTTCCATAAAGTATGATAGTTCAATTAAGCAAGCATCTGCATTTAAATCTCAAATAATAAATCTACAACAGGATAAAGATCTTCTTTGCAGATTTAAGAAATCAATATTTTATAAAATGTGGATATTATGGAATGGGGAGAAAAAGTAAAGCTTGTCACTGCACTAAATAACGGTGACAACAAGGAAGCCTGTAAAATCGTATTGGAAAACGAAATGGATATGCAGGCGTGGGACATGTTTTTAACCGGTATGGACCTGACGAAGTCGGAAGAATATATATCACTCGAAAGTAAAATACATGATAACCAGAAAAAGATTAATGAACATCTCGGTCTTATATCATGTTTCCGGTTAAATGCTCTTTTACAACAATGGGAAAAGAATGCTTCTTCAAAAACGGATGTAGCCCTGTTCGGTATGCCATATCTCTATCAGGCCGGTGATGCTAATTTTCATAGTGAAATGGTTAAATTAGGGTTGTCAAGAGGAGAACCCCTGTTATGTGGATTGCCTCATAAAGCCATAATTACATGCAGGAATGAATATTTTCTTGTAGACTATGAGGACGAAACAGCTTTCTGTGATAAATATGACATGATCCCCACCTACACAATGGAGGATTTTGTCGAAGAGATTAAGAAATTAAAAAGGCGATAATGTACATGGAAATAATATTCATCATATTGTTTATGATAGCCGGCTTTACAGCCGGTTATCTTTACGGGAAAGGGAAAGTAAAGAACCATACGGAAAACTCCAGAAACAAAAATACAAATACCTAACTTGTCAACACGTGTAATTATTAATTAAGTAATTTGGCTTCATGGAAAATAACATAATACCAATATCAGGAATAACCCGAAACACAGACGATGCTGTCTGTAAGGATGGGGAATGTATGGAGCTTATCAACGCCAGATTAATAAATGGAGTGATAGAACCGGTAGGTGAACCAAAGCTTATAAAGACAACGGTAAACACCTACAAAAATATATATCATCATTCTCTGGCAAAAAGATACCTGGGAATTACAAATGATGGCAAACTATATGAAATGCCAGAAGACCTTTCAACAGAAACTCTGATAAATGTAAATATCAATGTATTAAAAGTTGAATTTATAGGTTACAGTGTAGCAGCCATAACAGAAGAGGGCCTCAGATATTTTTTATTTCAAGATAATGAATACAAATATCTAGGTGACTTGCCTGAATTGCCAGAGATAAAGATAATAAAATCATTTATCAACAGGACAGTAAAGTCAGATACAACCCTTGTTTACGGAAGAAGAGCCTCGGCCGAAGAAAATACGGCTTTTAATGAGTCTGCTTATGGATATTATCTTAAATGCATATCTGACCTTAATAAGGATTCTCTTTTCGTCCATGCTACAGAGATAAGGATTGCATTCAAACTTTTTGATGGATCGTATACCAAGCATTCACCAATAAGGCTTATTTTCTTTAATACAAATGAGACCGTCGAACTGGACTTCAAGGCTGAGAGAGGATATAAGGCTGTATTTAGTGGAAGAAATGAAATGCTGTTCGTCGGAGAACACACGCTAAACGGTGAAGTTGGAAATGAGAACAGATATGAGGAATATGTTTGGTTTTCCGTTATAGGATTTTCTCTTTCTTTCCAAATGCAAAATACAGACCTTTCTGCCTGGCAGGATATAATTTCCGGAATAGAAATATTTGCTACGCCCAGCATGATATACTGGGGACGTAATAGTCCGGAACAACAGGTAAGTGCGGGAAATCTTATGACAGAAAGTTCACTTTTCTATAAGATAGGAGAATTCAGCCTTACGGGTGAATTTAAGTTGACTCAGAAGGATTTTTCAAAAGACATGCTTGCCACAAATACAACTCTGGCAGACGACTCTGGTACCCATAACGTATTGATACCACAAATGTCTTATGTCTATAATGCTAGATTGCATATTGCAAATTATATGCAAAAACTTTTCGAAGGATATAATAAGGATTATCTTTATGATGTTAACAATGAAACACTGGGAACAGGAAATATTACTATTGGCTTTGCAATTAGAACTTCGTCAGGCAATAAGTATGTACAGATAGAATTTTCAAACGTAAATATACCTAAGTATTTCCCATCTTTTATAATGTACCCTGATGCCAGAGCATACAGCATGTCGGTTTATATACGTTATAATTCCATTCGTAAATCAGTCATGTATGATCTTAATCAACATGACATGTTGAACCTTTCCTATCATTTTTCAGGTACAGGCGATGATGCTGACCTAGATGATATTGAAAGCTGGGGAAATTCAAGCACTTATATTCACTCGAACGATCCGGAAGAAGTAAAGAACGTACTAAAGGTTTCTAACCTTAACAACGCTTTCTTTTTCCCTGCAGATCAGACATATCAGTTCAACACGGAAATAATAGGAATGCAATCTAACGTAGTTGCCATGTCTCAGGGACAGTTCGGATATTTCCCTCTTTATGTATTCACGAAGGAAGGTATATTTGCCATGCAGGTAGCCACAAGTGGAGACATAGTGTATTTCAGCGTATCAGCTCCGGTGACACGTGACGTATGCAACAATCCTGATTCTATATGTGGACTTGATCAAATGGTCGCATTTTCGACAGACAGAGGTTTGATGGTTATCAATGGATCGCAGGTGCAGTTAATATCAGAGGAAATGAAAGGTTATCTTCCTTCCTGCTTTGACAGTTCTAATATACTTTATGAAATAATTTCATTCTCCGGAATGAATGAATGTCTGGAAAATGTAAAATTCGAGGATTTTCTTGTTGATTGCAAAATAGGATATAACTACCGGAGGAATGAAATTATAGTGTCAAACGGTACCTATAATGTATGTTTTGTCTATTCAATAGATTCTTCCTCATGGTATAAGATAAACCGTAATATCGGAACAATTGTGAACGCATTTCCCTATATGTGGGCTGTTTCCGGAAATTATATTTATGATCTGAACAATCTTACAAGAAATTCTGCTGACATAGCCATTATAACACGTCCTATGAAATTCGGGGGGCTTGCTAGGAAAAAGATAATACAGGCCGCATTGAGGGGTGTAATTTACCACAAACCTGGCTACGAAAGGGGGGAAGAACGTACCGGAACAGATAACAAGTGTGCAGGAATGTACATTCTCGGTTCCAATGACACGCAGCACTATTATCTTGTAGGGAAGAAAGAATTTGATTGTAACCTTCGCGATTGCATTACAAGATTCTGCCGGTCCAATGCTTACAAGTATTACGTATTGTGCTTTGTCGGAAGAGTTGGTGTAGATACAAGAATAAACTTTCTTGACGTAAATTTTGAATGGGCTTTCAATAACAGACTAAGATAAAAAGGGAGGGAAGAAAATCCCTCCTTTTTATATTCCCATTTCTGTGGCTCTCCTCCTTACACGTGGAGATAACGATGTTATATGGTCTTTCAGCTCCCATAATCTTGCATCCTTGTCAGAAGGATCTGCAATCTGTGGATAGTTATCCTTTATCCATTTCCACGAAAGATATTCTACAAGATATGATTCAAATGATCTCTCTATAACGGGTAGCATATCTCGTCTGTCCGACCTGTTTGTTCTAAGAAATATACAGTCATTCTTCAGGACAAAATCAACCAGACGCTTTGTCATATAACCCCTCATTCGGTTTATTTCGTCCATAAGATAATCGGAAAGGATATCTGCATCGTCTGCTCCCGCCTGAACATATTTCATGTCAGGGTCCTTCCCTTTTTTGCTTTCACCTATATAATAGGTTTTTGTATACACTTTATCAAGTATACTCTGCTTGCTTATCATGATCTTTCCGGTTTTGTCCTTCTGGCGGCAAGCTGTATGATCTCATTTTCAAGACGGGCAAGCATATCATTGAATCTCTCTGCCTCGTCTGCCTTGATAACATTCAGCCAGTTGCGAAGTATGTACGTAGACATGTAGTTAATGATATAGTCTTTCAACTGCTCATCTATGTATTCAGGGGTATTTGTCTTTGCCCTTGTAATGAATGAAATAGTAGATTCGTCCTTTTCGTAGCTTGTCTCTCCGATCATTCTCGACATCAGGTTGCATACGATAGATGTAGCATCGGAGATATAGTCTTTCAGGATCGGATCGTCATCGTCAGACGCCTGAATTTTGGCGGATATTTCTACAAATCTAGGATCGGCTTTTGCAGACTCTCCTATGTAATAGGCGTGGTCCTTCATTCTGAGAAGAATTTCCTGAATGCCTATTTCTGTCGTGATTATTTTGCTTCCTTCCATATTATCTTTTTGGTTTTATTCTTTCGCAAAGTAGTTTTATTATATTCGTCGCATTAACTACGACTTTATCCGAATAGTATTTTACATCTTCCTTGTTTGTCATTGCAAACCACCTCTGACAAATAGAGTTGGAAAGATAGTTTACAAGACACTGCTCGAGTGTGGGCTTTGCCGTATCCTTCCAGTTAGAAGGAAGGTCAAAGTTAATGTTCAGCACTCCGTCACCATATTCAATGGTTCCGTATGTGGATATGACATCGCTTAGTTCGGACGCAGACTCCCTAAGAAATGACTCTATTATTCCTGCTTCATCCTCTGAGGCCGAAATCTTGTCCATATTGTCGGAAGCCTTGCCCGTATGTGCCGTAATAGCGTATACGTCATTATAAATCCTTTCTTCTTGTATGGAAATGATTACATTCATCTTGTTTATTTTAACATCGCTTCAACGTATTTGTATACCTTGTTTTCCGGAGCATCTTCGTCGTCGAAATAGAATGCGTGTGCAACTTTTAAGATGCTTGCATCGTCCAGAACTTTACACAGGTCAAAATACATCAGGTTAAATGCAACATATTTGTCCCATTTGGTGGTACCTTCGGGAAATTTATAGCCAGAAGTAGCATTTTCTACCTGATCAGCACTCCAGTGTTCCTTCCCTTCATGGTAATTCCCGCTCTTGTCTGTATAGTATGACCTGGAAATAACTTCTTTGGCTTTTTCCTCGCAAAAATGACAAGGTGATTTGCTGCCTTTAAAGATATATATTTTTCTCATAACATTTACTTTTTAGAGGAGTTTTCCATATATTTTTGAAATAATTCCATCATGTTATCCAGTTTCTTTTCCATGCTCGTTATTCTTTCATCCTGCTTTTTCTTTTCCGCGAATTCCGGATTCCATTCAGAAAGTATCTTTTCGCATTTTTCTACCATAGCTTTGTCGTTTTCATAGTTGGCTATGGAACTTTCTTTTTCCGCCTTTACAGCTTCGACTTCCTTTATTATTCCCTGCTTTTCGGTTGACAGAACAAGCTCTTTACCGTCAAACTTTGTGCTGTTTATGCATGAGTTCTCAACGAATGTGAATGTCTGTGTCCTTCCGGCAATCTCGATTGTTACATCAACGACACGCTGGGTAGGCATTGGCTGCATCGGGTTGCTCGGATTCAGGTTGGGGAAATAGGGTTCTCCCTTATTGATTACTTTTCCGGTAGTAACGTTCATGTCCGTTCTGTTCAGAATGAAAACCGGATAACCGTTTCTTAATTCATTAAAATACATAGTAGTTAATTTTGTGTTTGTTTACATGAAATGGAGCAAGGTATTCCCCTGCTCCATTACTTATGATTGTATCAGGCTGCTGCCCCTACAATCTGAAGAGTGTTAGACGCTTCATCGTACCACATTAGCACGGCTCCCGTTCCCGGAATTCCGAGATCTGCAACCGTAGCCGCTGCTCCACCCAAAGTAGTTATAGGAAGTACTACATTGTTTACCTGAAGCTGCAAAGGAAGAGTTGTAGTCGTACCAGTAGGTATGGCGTTGTTCACGTAAAGAGTGAAATATCCCTGTTGAGGCTTGTAGTAAAAAGCATGGTTGGGAAGAGTAAATGTAACATCGGTGGTAGAAACGCTTACGGCAGTTGTTCCAATCTTAGAAATACCGCCTCTGTTTGTTACCGGTTGATTAAGATAAGGGATCATATAGCCTCCTTTCTTTAATTAACCCCAGAAACCTGTGCCCTGACCTACATATGGAGTTCCTGGAATATAGGTTTGAGGATATGTCGGAAGCTGGTGTGCTTGAACATATTCCACCTGACGGCTTACTTGATTCAGACCTGCCTGAAGAGGAGCGATAGAAGCCTGTATCATTCCTGCAAAGGTTCCTTGCTGGTCACGCAGATCTACTACTGTCTGCAAGCGGTTCTTTTCAGCGAGCAAGGTATCAAACTGGTTCTGACGGATGAGCGCGCGGGTTGCTTCACCTTCGTTGTGTATTGCGTTGGCCAGCGTATTGGTCTGTCCACAGATTGCAAGCTGGTTCTCATAGCCCATCTTCATAATAGACTGTTGAGTCTGGCAGCAGCAGTTCTGGATTGCAGAAGTAAGCTGGTTGTTTCCCATCAGTACAGCGTTGATGATCTTTTCAGAGCTGAAACCGATCTGACCTCCTACCTGAGAGATAGCGTTCTTGATGTCACACAATGCACCAGAAATCTGGTTGAAGTCGCAGTTCAGGTTTGTAGCGAGCTGTTGTGTTGCAGCCTGATTGTCTTTCAGACCTGACATCAGAAGGTTAGCATTCTGGTTATCCTGCATCTGGTTCTGAATCGACGCAAGTTGCGGATTGTCTTTTCCGAAACGTCCTTCCATCAGCAGAAGAAACAACCAGATAAACCAGTTATTACCATTCATTCCATTGTTCATGCTCAACAACGTTGCAGCATCCATTCCACGGTTTGCGCCGTCGAAACACATAATTTTTTCAACTGAATCCATAATTTTGATGATTAAGTATTAGAATTTTCTCTGTAAGCTTACGGATTCAAATTTGCCTATTAGTTGTTTCTTTATCTTAAAAGATATTTCCTCAATGTTTCGTACTTTTTTCTTAACAATATGGAGCGCGCAGTTCTTTCCTCGAACTTTGTAAGTATATCAGTAACCGACCTGCTTGTCTGACTTATTGAAAAGGATATGCTTGTAGCACTGAAGCCTATATCCGACAAGAGATTAACCAAAAGGTATCTTGCGTCTACCAGATCACATTTATGAGAATGGGACAGTATCTCATTCTGATCTACTCCTGTTTCCTTGCTGACGAGAAAAACAGCCCGTTGAAAAATCTCCTTGTCAATCATACTACCATTGAAATATATTATAGTTTACTGATATTCCTATATAAGGTACCATTCCTTTAGACGACAATCCATATCCAGCACTGATCCCTACTCCGAACCTTTTCTTCTTTTCGGTTATCTGCCTGTCGGTATATATGTATTCCCTTATAGTTCTAGGATAAAACCTTATTTCGTCAAGACGTGGGCCGATACCGCTTATTTTTACATAATAGTCAGAATCTTTGTATACCTTGTATTCTCTCTGGTGCCAGCAACTGTCGCTTGCATATATAGTGTCTGATTTGTCAATCCATGCGATATATGGCTGTGGTGAGAATATGTATTGAGTATCTGTTTCTACTTCCCTGACGGTATTTGTTTTTATAATGGTATCGTTTGTACGATCAGGATTATTTTTCCGCCCAGGAGTGACAAACCATCCCAGGCAGAAAGATACTATTGAAATCAACAAATAGAGAAGCCATTTCATATTTTAAGGTTTAAGCATTTTCGTGACATTGCGAAAATGGTCAGAATTTATACTCATCCATTGCATTGAAGCAAGGACATTCCTTTATCCTTTCCCACGGATCGACAATACCGTTACCGTTGGTGTCCGGAGATATGTCGCGGTGTCCCATGATCTGTGCATCGGGGTAACGGGAATGAAGCACCTTTAAAAGACTTCTGAGCGATTTTTTCTGCTGTTCCGTCCTGTTGTCTACTCCCTTTCCCGAAGAGTCAATACCTCCGATGTAAGCTACGTTAATGGAGGTGGAATTATATCCTTTTACTCCGTTGCTGACCTTGCTGTCGTCAAGAAGCTGATGTATTACTCCATCTTTGTCTATCAGATAATGATAGCCCGGATTCTTCCATCCCTTTCTTTTAAATTCAGCTTTTATGTCATTCACTGTTGCATTCTGGTTACTTGCTGTGCAGTGTACGAATATACGTTCAATCTTTCTCATTTTTCTGTCCTTTCTGTTGTGTTTGAAATAAAATCTCGGCAGCCATCTTTGCAATCTCGTCCTTGTTCTCTATAATGACAGACATAGTTTTTTCGGCTTTCCTGAGTTCGGCTTTCTGCCAGCTTTTCTCTCTGACAGACTTAAATTCACAGAACACGCAATATGCAGCCCACAACATGCTGAATACAGGGAACGGAACCACTATACAGCATATAAGGTCTATGAATATAAGCACCATGAACGGGGAAAAGTATTTCTGGGCCTTGATCGCCGTTTTCTTATATCCGGTAGACGTTCTTGCCTCACCTCTCTGTTTAGCCTTTATGACACCGGCAATAAAGTCAATTGCCATAGCACAAATGGTTGCAACGGTAGAAAGAGATATGAGTATGATATGCATCATCATGTGTTCATGTACAAACTGATATATAACGTCTTTCATAATCGGACAAATATTGTTATGTATGTTGTAAGTATCAGTGTTATTTCAGCCCAGAATATAGGTTTAAGACTTTTCAGGCTCTCGTAAAATACTGCTTCCTTGTTCCTGAAAAGGCCGTAGACTATATATCCTGCAAATAATATCCATAAGAGAAGAATGTATTTAAAATTTATGTAAACCCATATCTGAGAAAATAAAAGTAACATCGCGGCTCCTGTATAGTGTGCAATGAATTCAGACTTTTCTCCATAAGCAAAATTAGGGGCCACTGCTATAATTATCAATCCTGCCGCCGCTAAAAACATGAGGAAACGACTTGCCGGAGTACTTGCTTCATACGATACCGGAATGATGCAGAATGCTATAATAAGCATTACAAAAGTAAACCATTTCCGATGCTCAATACGATAATAACTTTCCGAAATAGAAGCCGGTATACCTGACTTCTTAATGACTACCAGCATGTAGATTATCAATGCCAGTAGCGAAGCTAACAACGATGCATAAATCATAATGTTTAAATTTTGTGTTTGTTAATAATTAAATTACTATATCAGGCTGCAAGGAATTTTAAACGTTCCTCGATAACGTTTCTTACGTGGGTGGTTAGATCCACTGCGACCTTCTTACAATCGTACCTTGCAGCTTAAAACTTACCGGGTTATTCTACAAATTAGGTATTCCAATTGTAGCATCAGCGGCAATTGCATATCCTGCAAGTTCTGTCGGATGAATACCATCCAAGCAGAATCCATCATACCAATTTTCAGAAATATCCCCGCCAACGACTTTATTCACATCTATGTATTTATATCCGCTATCTCGAATATAATTGTTTTTAGCCTTGTTGTTTCTGCTTGGCACAAGTGGTATCGTTGCTAATATTAAATTAATTCCAAGATACTTACAGATGTTCATTACATATCCTAAATGTTCAATCCAAGATTGGTTGGGAGTGCTTTCGTCTACATCATTGTCATTCATCCCCATACACCATACAATTGTATGAGGTATATGATATGTAAGGTCTGCTAATAAGGATTGATATGCTTGTGCAGATTGTCTGCCTGCATGACCATCTACCATATAATTCCCTTTTGTCATTTCTTCTAACAAAGGCACCCAAATGTCAAAGTATGAATCTCCAAAAAACCAAATATCCTTATATACATTTGGAAAGCTAACACTTATTTTCCCATCAGTAACATCACCTGATGTGACATATCCATACACATTCCCTTGACAGCCATTCCATTGTATTTTAGACTTTTTCATGCCAGTTGATGACATAATAATTACATCTGCACCCTCTTTAAACTCATTTTCTTTAATAACAACAGTTAGAAAATCTTTAGCTATAAATCCTAACTCTACAGCCTCGTTCCATTCATTTGTTCTAAAATTCCTATCTTGATAAGCTGTATTATTAATCTTTATTGCTCCATTAGTATAAGCATTTGTACCATGCATAACATTAATATCGAAATCCCCTTCAAATCTACAAGTAAATGAATAGATTTTACCATGCTTTATATGATTAGGAAAATTTATATATACACTATCTGAAGGAGAAACTGTTTCTTTTGAAGCTGTAAGAAAAGCATTTCTAACTTCTCTTTGTGGTATTAATGCTTTATCTACATATTTAAATAAAACTCCTTTGTAATTAAATATATGATAAGGTTTAGGTTGAAAAATACCAACAGTAAAATCAGAATTGCTATTAAATGTTTTAACAATATACATCACTCCTGAACCATACCTATAATAAATATCTCCAACTGCTTTTACATTAACTTTTCCCGATGCGGATGTTTCATTAGTTATATCGCTAAGTTTTATTTCTATATTTCTTACAACTACTAAAGTATCTCCATTATATGTATAAATTTCATCACCACAAATATATAAGTTAGTAGTATTTAATTCTACGATTTTTACTTTAAAATTTGATTTATCAGTAAACTCTATACACTCGTATAAAAGTTTGTTAGGGATGTTAAAAAATCTGTCTCCAACTTTTTTAACACCTGTCAATCCTGATGATATTGTTTGATTTGTGATTGAAACAAGATATACATTATTAGTTTTGTCAATATCTTTCTTCAAAGCATAATCTGAGATGTCTATATAAGATTCATATTCAGTTGCCGTTTCCCCATATTCAATTTGTACATTACTATAATTTTCGCTTATAGAAAATTGAGCAAAAGGAGCTTTTTCTGGTATCGTTATAGTTTGTTGCTGCGCACCATCTGTATACCACCCAAACCCTACAATATTGCCATATGCATCTAAAAATCTGTAACCAGTTGTCCTGCTTAATTTTGATGCTGTAGATATTGTTAGATGAGTCTGTCCTTGCTTTAATGGGATTAGATGAGATATAAACAAAGGATAATCAGGTGCCGAAACTATTTTCCCTGTTGAGCCACTAATATACACCCTATCTCCTCCATAAGCCTTTCTATTAACATCCAATAAGTTCTTACCACTTGTTATATCTGCTACTGCGTCTGTTGTTATATTCTCTAGCTCGGTAAGTTTTTCAACTGTATCTCCAGTCCAGCTGTCTACGCTTGTAAATGTGCCTCCATTGTAACGATGAAAGACCGGTTTGTTTGTTTCAGAGCTGATAAAACCTATTTCAATGCCGGAAAGCTGATATTTCTTTGGAACAAGTAGAACTGCTTCTTCCAAAGTAAACTTGTTAGTTACAGTATTGATGTCCGGCTGTACTCCGGTCAGGGATTTCATGGCGACGAACGTATGGTTCGTATAATTGACAAGATTAACCTTGCTTCCTGCAGAATACTGTTGAGCTTCCATATAGGCAGGCTGTGACTCATCGTATTCTATGGCTTCCCAGAAGCCCGTATGACTGTGAAAGCGTGATACGTTATATGCATTTGTATTGTTGTCTATAAATGCAAGATCTTCCTTGATGGCTTCGGATTCATATCCGGAAGTGACAAGATACCAGTTTTCGTTGACGACAAGTTCTCCTCCTGCACCTATGGTTGCCGGTTGGTAACTGTTGTTCTCGATTTTACTACGAAACATGCATCCATAAAGAGTAACATCATTCAATTTATGATATGGAGCATTACTACTACTCCAATTCCCTCTATATACAGGAATTTTGCCAATTATTTTACGCTGATTTGCCATGATTACTGATAATTAAAGTCTAAATAAACATTTCCGGTTTCCTCGTCAATTCCTCCGTTTACAAATGCGGAATTGTCGGCCCCGAATACTGCATATATGTCACCGCTTTCTTCATCTATCTCCAAAGCCAGAATATTCTTTTCAATCATTCCAGCAATAACTGGTCCCTGAGCGGCAGCAAGAACCTGTATATTGTCGGAAGTTGATTCTCCTCCGTTAAGGTTGTTTACAACAACAAGATCATCTATATTACCTGTTACACCGCTATTTCCCTGATCACCCTTTGGACCTTGAATACCATCATCACCTTTTTCTCCCTTGATGTTCTTAAAGTAAAAGCTCATCTTGTTTTGGAAGAAGCGTATCAAGACAGCAGGGATTCCCACATTAGCGTCAGATTCAGCATATACTTCTTTAATTGAAAAGTTGTCTATATCGCTTTTGAACTGCCTGTTTATCTCTCCCTGCATCTTATCGAGGTTTTCATCCTTTATCTGATCAGAGAACGCAACGGTATTGTCGGGAGTATTGTTGAATAATGTGCCGAATATGTTTATCTTCTTTCCCATATTATACGATTGTTACATGAATATCTCCTTCATTTAAAGGGGATGAACTACGATAACATTTATAAATCAATCCTTTATAAGTCTTAGTCTCGTAATCTTCGAAAGGAAACAGTATTCCGGAAGAATAAATTCCTTTTATATCAAAATTCTCAGGGAGAAGAAACCACAGATAGTTTCCCGTAACTGGATTTTGCAGGACATATTCTTTCTTGAAGTCACCGTTTAAGTCTGACTTTTCAAGACTTTCTACGGAAAGACTCGATGCGCTGTTCTGATCAGAGAAACCGAAACGTACCGGAAGAACAAATAAAACATTCTTTGTGACCGTATAAGTCTTTCCTTCATACACTGCGGATATGACGTATGAAGTATCTTTGCTTACGCTTTTGAATGTTTTGGAATTTCCTTCAACGGGAACATCATTAACAGTTACCATTTCCGGATCAAGAATACTTTCTCCTTTTGTAAGGCTCCATGACAAGGTGATATCGGTCGATGTTCCTATTTCATACAACCCCGCTCCCGTTACAGATAGAGTGATCGGAAATATATTGTTTTCTACTTTTTCCAGTCTGCTGCCAAAATTGACAACATCGTCGACAACAGATTCCGATTTTTCAATGATACATATAATCTTTTTTGCCAGATAGGAAAGAGCTAACGCCGCCTGTGAAGCCGGTTTCTGTAACTCGATCATCTGTTCAGGAGTTAAATCTATATGAACGCCTTCTTCTGAAGGAGGAAGTGTTTCCGGCCTATGGTAGCCTAATGATTTAAGCCATTCTTCCTCGCTTCCTAGATATCCGTGCCTGAGAGCTATTTCATAAGCAGACTCACCTCTAACTCCGACAAAGAGATTACCGCAAAGAGTTACGCAAGGTTCATCCTCTATATCACAAGATGGCTCCTGACATGTTTTAGATACCAGCTTGAAGGCTTTGCATCTGTCGACACATGTCTGTCCTTCCCTACCCTTATTCTCCCATAGGGTAAGAGAATACACCCCTACGGACTTCTGTTCCCTTGCTGGATATTTTGCCCGTATTATATTTTGGGTTATCGTCATAGGAAGGTATGTCTTTTTCATTACGGGACTCGTTATCTCCAAAGAAAGTTTTCTTCCTTCTAGAGATACGGCAATTCCGTTTGTCAGGATAGCCCATTCTATAGATATGTCCTTACCTATTCTAATTGGCTGCAACATTCTCTTTATCGTTTAAAAGGTTTATAGATATAGTCTGCATTTCCTTAGCTGTAGCCTGATTCTCGAAAATAGAATACACCAGGCTGGCAACCATGTAACATAAAGCCTGAAACAAAGAATCCGATTCACCTATATTCAATCCTTCTTCTGGATTGTAGCCTGCTTCATAAACAAACAATTCGATTACGGGACTTCCTTTTACGCTATAGTATTCAAGTATTCTTTTACCTTCAGGATTGACAGAGAGTATACAAACAGGCTTACATACTCCAGCCCTTGTATTTTCGTTACATTGAGCTTTGTATATTTCACTGTCAGTAGTGTAAGCCTGAGAAACAATACGTTTCCATCCTTGCATTTTAAAAGCCACAAGCGACACAAAATCATCAGGAAGTATAACATACCCTGTACCGTCAGAATTTGGTGTCGGTGCTAGGCTTGTACCGTTCTTAGGATTTACGCACTTGTGAGAACTGTTTATTATAAGTGAAAGAGCATCGGGTATGCAGGATATTATATACGTTTCCAAAGAAAGCGTATCTTCTTCGAGAAAACCTTCCTCAGGCAAGTTGTCCTTAGCTGCCTCATTCATTATTTCCCGAACTTTATTTACAATATTTTCCTGCGTAACCATAATTATGCCCAATTTGGAAATTTCACTTTAAGCTGTTCTGCTTTTTTCTGAACATGTTCTTTATCCTGCAATTCCGAAAGAGATACTCCAAACTGATTGATAAGTATTTCTCTTGCAGACTGCATGTTCTTCACATCTGAAAAGACATGTCCTTCTTCTTCTTCAACTACTTTTTTTTCTTTCTTCTTTACATCTTCAACTTCCCCGATCTTAAAAGACTTTTCAATCTTTATCAGACCTTTCTGGAAATAAGTGCAATTTTCAATAGCTGTCTGAATGACTGGATCAGAGGTAGTAAATGTTGCCGGGAAAATACCATTTGCGTTAATGATACCATTTGTAAAATTAATGCGAAGCTTGGCATTGTTTACCGGAACAAGTATGCTCATTTCAACTTTACCTTTGATAGCATATCTTTTTTTGTATAAATCAACTTTTGCCATGATATAACGATAGGGCGGTATTACCCGCCCTTAATTTTGGTTAGACATTAAAATGATTCATTTTTGGTGTAGATTTCACCTTCGAACTTCTCCCATGCGGAACCGTTCCACCTCCAGAACTCTCCGGCCTTAGAACCTGAAATTCCGGTACATGCCTGTTCTAGGTAGTAAATCTGATCTGTCTTAGGGTCTGTCGGAGCATTTGATGCATCGTTATACTTGATAACAATTGTCGCACCTGGAAGAGAACCTTTGTAGTCACCTTCTACCCAGATATGAGAATATCCTTTCAGAGCCAGTGCATTGATAGAAATTACGGCTTGCCTCTTTGCTTCCTCGCCTTCAATCTTCTCTGTCGATTTTTCCTCGTTCTTCATCCAGTAACGTACCAGACCTTCCATGTCAAGGATGGCACCAGAGTTGGAATAACCGATAACGTCAAGAGTAGGTTCGTGTTTCAGGTAGAAGTCGCCGAATACGGTATGCAACTGAGTACAAGCAAAGCCCCATACCTCTTTCGAAGTCATTGTAATATCTTTGTGCTTCGTGAAGTCAATGTTCTGAATGCTTTCTAGCTGGTCACGTCCCATAAGCCAGAAGGCTTCTTTTGAACAATCTGATCCGGTAAATTTCAGTTTGGCAAGCGCAATCACTTCTTCAAACGTCCAATCACCGTCATGCTGCCATTCACGTTTGATCTGCCACCTGATACCTTCGGTAGTATATACGTTCTGTGAACCCATTTCTCCACGGTCTACGACAAATTTACCTTTGTGCCCTATCCACAGAGTACGGTTATTCTTACGCCTGTACTGCTTTACTGCTGCTTCTGCGATAGTAGCTTCCTGGAATGGAATTCGCTTCTTTACGCTGTCAAAGTAATCAGAAATGATCTGATTCATGATTGTTTTCTGTAAGTACACTCTTACAGGACTAGGAACGATGATATCAGGTGCAACGTTCTTTTGAGTTTCAGCACAGGCGTTGCTCAGGATAACAAGTTTTGAACCTGCTTCAATTGTTGGAACGGTACAATATTGATCAGATCCGGAAGTTTTTGGACCGTTTACCGCCATGACAATAGGTGATCCACCGTTGGATTTGTCCTTACCGACAATGAAAAGCATCAGATCAACTCCCTCAAGCTCTTCCTGCCCTGTCGGATCATATCCATTCACACCCTTTACGATAATGGTGCCGAATTCTTGGAACAAACCTGCATCTTTAGAAGCAACTTTTAAAACTGCTGTTTGTGATTCTGCGGCAGTATATTTTTCTGTAGTTTCTACTACAGCCTTTTGCTCGTCAATTATGTAATGGTCTACCTCGAAGGATTTTACCCTCACTTGCCTTTTGGCCTTTCGCATGATACCGTCAAGAACAGTTTCGTCGGTACCTATAAGAAAGATTTGATTATCAATATCAGGCTGGATAATTCCATCGCCTCCTACTCCACCGGTAGCCTGTTCTACTCCAGATACGGTAGTTGCCTGTCCGGGAACCTGACTATTTACTCCGGCCTGTCCGGGTGAAGCCTGAGCACCATTTTCTGTTACTACTACGGTAGCTGTTGCATCTGCAGCAAGCATAAACGGAGAACCGATAATTACGGATAAAACTGTCAAACATACTGACAGAATACTCCATTTTTCACTTTTGATAAAATCGAAAACTTTTTTCATAACGTGTTTTATTTTGTGTTGTTTAGTTGTTGTGACTGTTAAGCTTGTGAAGCAAGATCAAGAATGCTGTTGGAACGGGAAGGCTTTCTTGTTTCCTTTGTTTTTGTTCCTAAGCCGGTAGGCATTCCGTCACCAATCTGATCGTTTCTCAATTTGTTGACATTCTCATTCCTCCCTTTTACTTCTCCGGCTTTCATTGCGTCGTTTACATCATTGTCATAATTAAATCCCTTATCAAGCATGGCCAGAAGTTCCGTAGTATACTTGCCTGAAAGAATAGGAGCCGCCACCTTGTCCCATACGTCATTTAGAAAATCATCTACCTTATATCCTTTGGATTTGCAGAATTCCTCGATAATAGGAGTAGATTCATCAATGTTTTTCTTGTATTCTTCTTCACGTGCAGCACGGCTTTCAGCATCCTTTTTTCGTTCTTCTTCTGCGGCTACTATATCGTCATATTCCGGTGTGCCTTCCTCCGCCGAAAGAAAATCCCTACCGTAATATCTTACCAACGCATTAGCTCCAGAACGTTTTCCTGCCACTATATCAGAAAGAACAGAAGCAAGACGCGGATCATTGTTTATTGCATCTGCAAGGATTTTTTTCTGCTCTTCGTTTCTGTTATAGTTGTCGATAAGCATTCCATACGCCCCCTCCTCATCTTCGGGGTTATAGCCTTCTATACGCTCCATCATCATGGAATTGAATTTCTCCTTGTTGGTGGGTTTCCGTTCTTTTTCGCTTGCAGACATTTCCTGCTCTGCTGTTTTCTGATTCATCTTTTCATTATCCATACTTGTAATAATTAGTTCTTGATGTGTATTGCAAAGTAAAATGTAAATAACATAGTAGAGTTGTGTACTTGGGTATAAATATTGACGATTTGGGTAATACAATTTTTTGTGTTTCTTTTATTTGTACCTTTGTAGAAAAGGCTGCGTTATGAGAGATAATGACATTTCAGAAATGCGTCGCCAGCACATAACAAATGCGTTCTTTGATGCTATAAAATCCATGAGAAAATATTCAGTTACGCAAGACGACATTATACGTAGCGTAATGATGAAAGGTGCTCCGAGATTTTATGTGAGTTACGAAAATGCCAGGCGTTATGTATCAAGGATCGAACGCGGAAAGCCTTTAGGGCTTAAAAACAAGAACACGATCCTCATGTATGAGGAACTTTACCGGAGGTATAAGGCGTACAAGGACAAGACGGGGCTTGTAGGTTATTCCATATTGACAAAGATCCTGCAGGAAAAAGCTCCTTCCTTCTACATCGACCTGAAAACGTTCAGGGAAATAATTTACAGCTACTATAAATCACGAAGAAAATGCCAATCATAGTAGTCCTGTTTATTATATGGGTCCTTTCATTCTTCCTTCCGGTTGAATATCTGACCGTTTCCACACACTCTCCCTGGTGGACGATATTCACATATAGCTTTATACATTCCTACTTTCTTCATCTTGCAGTCAACTGCTTTGTTTTCTGGACGTACTACAGAGTATTTCATAAATCAGATCTTAAATTTCTTCTTCCTGCTTGTATCATCATACCAGCTTTATCCGGATATGTTTCGGCTAAAGATGTCCCTACATGCGGATTCTCTGCGGTAATATCGGTTATGATGGGATATTATCTTTCAGGTTGCAATAGAAAGATATTCCTGAAAGCTCTGTGCCTGATATTATTCTCTTATGTATTTACCGGCTTGTTCTCTAAGGGAGTTAACACGCTGATTCATGTATGCAGCTTTTCTTCTTCTTATCTGGCAAGCATAGTATATAGAAAGATATGCGCTCGCCTGCAGAAATAATAAAAATTAATCTAGAACGTTTAAGGGAAATAGAAACGCCATATAACCCTATAACCGGTGAAGGTTCTTTTTCCATTAAACGCCAGCACGTAACATGTGTAGATTTTCCCCTGAAGGAAATGTGGCTACCAGTAGACTTCGTTGAAACCGGTTTCTGCCAGATAATACTTCACCTAGGAATAAGAAAATACATAACAAACATTCTCAGGCAGGAATATTCAGATTATACGGCTAACCTTTTGTATACGGAATTCTGTGTACAGAGATTTAATTATGATTTTGAGTTCTGGGCCTACTCTACCGCCAAAATTTCCCCGAAAGGCGGAGGCGATGACATTAGCTTTTTCCTCAACAGAGCGCAAAGGATATACCTTACTACGCTGGAAAGACTTAGAATGAGTAACCAGCCTATTAATATAATACTTTTGAAAGCCCGCCAGTGGGGAGGATCAACCCTGACACAGATCTACATGCTGTGGATTCAGATAATCCACAAGAAGAACTGGAACAGTGTTATTTGCGGTGACGTGGAGTCACAGTCTAACATAGTTTCCGGTATGCTTTCCAAAGTAGTAGAAAAATACCCGTTGTGGGCTACAAACGGAATAAAGCTGGAAACCAAACCTTTTGAAGGATCATCAAAGACACGCCAGATACAGTACTGTCAGTGCCTTTATTCCGTAGGATCGGCACAGAAACCCGATAACCTGCGTTCACAGAATATATCAATGGCACATCTTACGGAGGTTGGTCTATGGAAAGAAACGAAGGGAAAGAAACCGGAGGATCTTGTGCAGGCCATATTCGGATCAATCAATGACGGGCCGTATACGGTAAAGGTTCTTGAATCTACGGCAAAAGGAGTAGGCAACTACTTCCATCGTACATGGCTGAAAGCTGTCAAAGGAGAAAACGACTTTACTCCCGTATTTATTGCATGGTTTATGATTGACATGTATTCTGCCTACATAGGACAGAGAAATTACAGGTCATTCATTGAGTCGATGGACGAATACGAAATGTATCTTTTTGATCTGGGAGCTACACTTGAAGCTATCGCCTGGTACCGTAAGAAAAAAAAGTCAATGGAGCAGGAATGGCGAATGTGCTCAGAATATCCTTCTGATCCTAAAGAAGCGTTTCAGTCTACTGGTAGACCGTATTTCCCTCGCCAATATGTCGAGCAGGCAAGAAGTACCTGCATGGAACCCGCTTTCTACGGAGAATTTGTCGGAGAAGAAACAAAAGGTAAAAAAGCTTTTGAAAATCTGCATTTTGTTGAAATGAAACGGAAAAAGGATTCCAAAGATAACATATTGCAGGTATGGTTCCTTCCTGACACATCGTTACATTACAAGGACAGGTATGTAGTGAGCGTAGATATAGGAGGAACTGGAGATAGCTCCGATCCATCTTCCATAAAGGTATTTGACAGGCTGCCTATGACTGAAGGTGGTATTCCGGAGGTAGTGGCTGAATGGCACGGGCATATAGAACATGACCTTCTGATATGGAAAGCGGCACAGATAGCCTATGCGTATGACAATGCTTTGCTTGTGGTGGAAAGCAATACGCTTGAAACAGAAGGTACTGAGGGAGATAATTTTGAATACGTACTTGATGAAATTGTTGATTTCTACTATAATCTTTACAGCAGGACAAGTGTAGAACAGATAAAGCAGGGAGCACCGGTAAAATACGGTTTTCATACTAATCCGTCTACTAAGCCTATGGTTCTTAACTTCCTCAAAGCTGCAATGCGAGATTTCCTCTATATTGAAAGAAGTCTTGAAACTACATTTGAATGCGATCAGTTCGAAATAAAGGAAGACGGAAAGAAAACAGGTGCCGTAGAAGGATGCCATGATGACCGTGTGATGTCTACTTCCATAGGATTGTATGTCTGCTACAAAACGCCAAAGCCATATAAGATAGCACAAAAAAATACGGGCTTCCAGAAAAAGAAAACCCGTATCGTTTCAGAAGCTTCTATTTAGGCGGCTTTTTGTATTATTCCATCCTGAGGAGAAGCATTTGCATCGTTCATCATCTTGTTCACAAGTTGTGGATTCTGTTGGGCCATTTGCTGCATGATAGCTGGATCTACCTGTGATATGTTTTGGGTTTCTTGCATTTCGGCCTCTGTTCTTTTTATGCTTTCCAGTATTTTAGAAGCGAAAGGAAGGCTTGAATTTTCGAGCATGGTCTTTATGTCGATAGCCTGCATTTCGAACAGCTTCATAAGGAATTCATTTTCCAGCATCTGGAATGTAGGAGTATTGGTCCCTTCCGTCAATTCCAGATCAAGTTGCGCGCCTTGTACCTTTTCAGGATTGTAGTATTTTGATTCTTCCGAGTATTCCTTACCGGCAAGTTCTATATACCTCGGTGAATTGTAATACTGCTGTATGGTCTGCATGAGTTTTAAATCCCTTCTTTTCCTGAATGACTTAAAAGAGTCAAAAAGTCCCTTCAAGTTCATTGAAGCATTTTCAACCTGCTGTGCGTACAGAGAAGCGGCAGTACCAGACGAAGGTTGTTTCCCCTGCATGGCAGAATTTACGCCGGATATATCATTGATAAGCTTCAATTGGAGATTCAGGAGTTCATAGTCACCTTGTATGGCACCTGCACCGTTCAACTGAGTAATGACTGATCTTATATCCTTCCCTGGTTTTAAGCGGCAGAACAATACGCCGTTATATCGAACATACTCATCGACAATTTCTTCACGACTCGTGTTGTCAAATGCATCTTCGTCTACGATGATAAGGCCTTTAGCTGAAGATGAACGTATGAAGTCAATAAGAGTCATGGTTCGGTTAATGCTTCTTTGCTGGTCGATAAAATCTTCAATGAAATTGAAAATCTTGCCATGTATGATCGGATATGCATGGAATATATAATTGTGCTGCCCATGCCAGTAAGGGCTTCTTCCTTCCTGCAACACATCTCCCCACGGGCTTAGGTATCTGTAGTACCAGTATCTTTCTATTTTGAATTCATATTCGATCAAAAGGACATCTTCTTCCTGAACACCCGTAGAAAGAGCTTCTGATAGTCTTTGCTGATTAATGTACTCGATTTTATTTATCTCATTTACTCCGACAAATCCCCAGCTTCCATCTAAAGTGTCATGGTAGAAATAAGCGTCACGACTTTCAAGCTTCCATCCTAATATAACTCTGCATAGATCTGTGTCCGCCGGAGTATAAAAATCGGCGTTTTTCTGGTTAAATCCTTGTGCTCCGTCTACATATTGCCTTTTGGGATAATTATGCGTTCCGTATATGCTCTCAAGCCATTCACGGTCTTTTTTGCTTTTTGCAAAAGCCGCCACAACCGCTTCAAAATCCATATCAAATATTTCTCCGATACAAGTAAGGTCCCAGCCTCTCGGGTCCTCTATATTGGTATTGAAGAAAAGCCGTGAAGGATCTACATTGTACACCCATGCATCATTCATGTGCTTGTACTCGTTGTAACCATATTCTATACGTTGGGCTATAAATCCTCCGCATTCAAGAACCATAAGGTTGGCTGCATCGAGTTCTGTCAGTTCATTTAGCGATTGGCAATACTCCAAAGCAATACTCATCATTTCTCCGATTTTAGCTTCGTCTCTGTCTCGGACTGAACATATTGTCTTTGTTACGTTACTTCTGAACTGTCCTTCTATGTTTTTTGTGATGGGGGCAATCATGTTGTTTTTTAAAGGGACCTTACCTTGTTTCTTGATAAGTTCACCTTCTGTTATTGCTTCTCCGGTGTCTGGGTCCTTGACATAATCTCCCCATTGATCCTCTTTGGCATACATCAGAGAACGCTCCATCTTTTTTCTCGCAGTATAAAGACTGCTCCAGTAGGATGCGAACTCTTCAAGTTCGTCATACGCCGTTCCTCTTGTGCTATGAACAGCTTCTTTTGTCCTATCGTCGCGTTTGGGTTTTACTGACCTGTTTAAAAACTTATTCATGCTTGTGTCATTTTTTACAAAACTACCTTATTACTTAATATGAAAGTTGACATATTGGGAAAAGCGGTAAGGCAATTTTCACCTTACCGCTTGTAACCAGCTATTTAACAGCTTGCAAGAGTTCCCTTCTTGTTTCTGTTATCATATCTTCTGTCTGCTTCCTTTCTTCTCCTTCCTGTTCTTTTCCCATCTGGTATAACTTATCTAGCTTTTTCTGATAGGGCTTATACTTCATGTACTTTTGAAACATATCAGACCTTACCATCTGCCGGTATTCCTCCGGATTCTTGCGGAAATTTTTCTTCACTCCGTTAAGCTCATACTTGAACTGCTCCATTTCATCGCGTAGATTGAAATATTCAGTATTGATACCTGAAAAAGCATTTCTTGCATCAACAGTATTGACAAATCGGTTGAGTGCCGGAACATTCCTCATAATCAGGTTATCATCCTTTTCTCCTTCTACCAAAGATTTGGAACCGTAATATATTGTCTTTCCAGCTTGATTAAGGAATTTTGCCATACCTCCAAAGTAGGATTCAAACAAATTCTCCACTTTTGCCGGATTGAAATCTATAAATCCTTTTCTAAATTCTTTTCCAGGTTTATCACCGTTTGTCAGGTCATTCAGGAATTTAGAAGTATCGACCAGCCATGCAGAAGTGCCTTTGTATACTCTCTTCCATTCCGGATCACGTTCGTTGAACGGAGTAAGTTTGGCAATTGGTTTTCCTGTAAAATCTTCATTCCATACATAGGTTTCAAATATAGGTGACAAAGCGTCTGGCATAAATGTCCTGAAGCCTTCATTTCCGGTAGGATTTAAAGGTAACAACTCTGCTAACTGGCTTATTGTACCTTTTGAAATTCCAGCGGGAGTCGGTTTTTCTCTACCTGCAATAAGCTGATAAACATAATCTCCCAGACCATAAAAAGCTCTTAATTCAATAGGAAGTGGAATAGTCACAAATTTCCCGTCACCTGCATAAATGCAAAGGTTATTTCTTCTTACCCATTCTGGCAGGTCATTGTATGGATCGTCACCATCACCAAATACGCTATGAAATAAGTTATTTATAACCGGCATTAAAAATCCGGCAGCCATGAAACCTCCTAAAGTACTATAAAACTTAGCAGGATTCTTTACTCTAAGCCTGTTGAAGTTTGTCAGTGACTGAACAGAGGCATTAAAGAACAAATACAAGTTCCTCATTGCTCCGGCAGTTATTCCGAAAAATCCTCCAGTCTTATATCCTGCCCCTTTCTTGTTGAAATTAACAGTAACTTCCTTTGCATCGTTGATTGAGTCTACAATACTTCTTCCCATTTGTCTGGAAGTCATGTAAACGGAAAAACGAGAAACATCTTCAGCCCATCGGTTGAAATCTTCCAGTCTTTCCAATGTGTAATCAAAAGCAGCTCTGGCAGATCCTTGCTTACCGGTTATCTTTCTTAATTCCTGACGTACTTTTTTCTTATATTCGTTAACGTCAGTCAGGTGCATATATCCTGTTTCTCCACCATTTTCGATAAATTCCTTGAAATATTTATCCGATTCTGTTCCCTTATCATTACCACGCAAATTTCTCATTATTACAGGCATGGCTTTGAATATATTCTTCCTAAACCTTGCAGAATATTTTCCATCTTCTTTGATGTTGATAGCCGCCATAGAAAAAATAATATCTCGAGAAAGGTTGCTCATCACGAAAGCTGGGTTTCTTGTAGTAAAGTTAGCGGCAAGCCACCTATTAGCTGTGTTTATCGCATTGAATATAGGGTTCTTTTCTGCGTCTGGATTTGTCAATCCGTTCACTGCCTGTGCAGCTCTCGGGTTTGCATTGACGTAAATAAGATAATCCTTACCTCCATTCTTAACCTGTACTACATGCTGTTTTGCATTTCCTTTTGTTATCTTGTAGTTAATATTCAACCTTGAAGATTTTTGAGTAGCTAACCCCTGGTCCTTCAATTTGTTCATTACGTCTTCATGGTCTTGAATTTTTTGAGCTATCGTTTCCGGAGTATCATTTTCTTCTATGTCAGGAAGAGAGATATTCCATTCATCAGTAGCCGGATCATATACATACCACGCTTTTTTCAATGTAGCTAAATCAGTAGGATGATTCATTACCATATTCATAAACGACTGTTTCATTAGATTACGGTTTCCTTGTACGATGGCACTTTCAGCCATATTCCCGATTGTTGCCATTATTTCGTCAGGAATGGATTTTCTTCCCTTCATAGACTTTAAAACCGAATTTACAGGACTTCTTTCCGAATTGATATATTCGTATACGTCCTCGGCTGTCTTTTCATTCCATCCTCTCAAGGGGACATAATACATGAACATATTGCTGACGTTAGCAAAATGATCTTTACTCATCATTCCGCTTTCATAAGACTTTCTCAGGGTTTCTTTGGTAGCTCTGTTAGTCTTATCCCATAAATCCTTAACGTCGTATGTGTTCTCAAAATCTTTTACATAGTCCAAAGCATCATCCTGGAAGCTGTCATGGTTTTCATTATCCATAGACTGCAATATGGCTTTAGTAGCAGAGTAGTCACCTACTTCTCCGATATAGTCTGTAAGCTCCTTCAAGTATTCATATCCGGAATACAGGCTCCTCAGCCTTTCCTTTTCCTGACGAAAATCTTCCGCAAACTGTTCAGCATCATCAGGATTGTTTTTTATTACGTCGTTAAGCTGTTCCCTGAATGTCATTTCAACGTTTCGTTCTATTCCATGAGCAAGCATCATGTAACGTTCAATAGCCTTGTGAGTAAGGCCGTATTTCTTTATGAGCTTTCCTTCGGCGTCCATTAAAGGCTTGAAGAACTTTTCATTATATCTTCTGGCTTCCGTAGTGTTTCTTGAGCTTAGCTGATTTTCTGCAATATAGGCATTTTCAAATCCCTGTATAGGCTTCCCAGATACCTTTGCTACTACGTCCTGAAGATTTTTAAGAGCAAGCATACTGTCCTGATATGCTTCCCTTGCCTTATATCTCCAGCCTTGCAAAGAATTTTCGTACGCTTCACGGCTTCCGTCAGAAGTATCATCCCTGTAATAGTTTCCTACTCCCATCTGGTATTGCATTGCTACGTCTTTTGCCATGTCAAGAGGTCTTTCCATGTTAAGGTTCTGCCGGCTTCGCCAAAGAATATATCTGAGTTCATTGTCATTTACATTGATGTTTATACCAATACGTCTGAGCAGATTCTTGAAAGCCTGTTTAATTCTATCCCAAAATGAAACATCGTCAACTCCTTTTTCGGCCATACGAGCCATATATTCCTCTGTGGCTATGCGGGAATTATATCCATACTTAGGCAGGGTATCTATTATTCTCTGTCTGACTTCCTTCGATGCGTTGGTGAATATATCATCCAGGAAATCATCCATCCTTTCCTCACCTACAAGTCGGCGCAATCCGTAATGTGCTACACCTTCATGCAGCAGTGTCTGTACAGCATCTTCCATACTGGTCGCATTAGGAAGATACAGATAGACCTTTCCTTCGGAAATGGAATACCATCCCTTTACCTTTCGTCCGCTTTCAATAGCCTTTCTTACTGACTGGTCCTTTATCTGATCCGGAGAAGTAACTACTTCAACGGGAACATTTAATTTTTCAGATACGGATTTTACTTCTTCACTTGTTTTAGCATCATCCTTTTCTTCAACACGGTAAAGATTATCAGGAATTGAATCTCGATCCACTATCAGGTTTACTTTAGGGCTCATGCTGAATTTATCCTTGTTCTCCTGGAACCAGTCAAGTACTTTTTTATATTCCAATTCTTCATCAAATCCTTCGTTAAACTCTATGTACCTTTTAAGTGTATCTATGATATTTTGCTTGTCTATCTCGTATTCATCATTACGTATAATATCCCTGATAACTTCCGGAACTTCCTCATTTCCGTCTATGTTCTTTCCGTTATACAGAGGCTCGCTATATCCCCAGTACACGTTGTAATCGTTGTTTGGATCAGTTCTTTTGTCCTCAAAAGGATAACGGCTCAAATCTTCTCCGGCATATTCTTTCATCAGGTCATTGATAAATGGATCGACCATGGAACGAGTATTATCTTCCCTTAACCTTACATCACCGGCGTCTGCATCTTCAAGCTTAGCTTTCTTGGCAACGTTTACCCCCATTTTACTTAACCTGTCAAGAGCTTCAGGAAGGTTGTCACTTGATATTTCAGCAACCATATAGTTTCCTCGAGTTACAAACTCCTTGTTGTCTGCAAGAGAACGAAGCTTGTTATCCTCAAAGAATTCACCTCCCATCTTCTTCGAGCGTGGAACCTTAATCACATATCCTGATTTCCATCCGTTATTTTTTTCAACGATAACCCTTTTATCATCACTTATAACAGATTCTCCCTGCTGTATCTGTATAAGCTTGCTGCTAATAGGTACACTCATCGTAAGGTCACCTGGTTTAAAGCTGTCAGACATAAGAATACCTTGCCTTGTATCTCCATTCTCAGTTGAATAAGATACGATATATCCTCTTATAAGAGGATTTTTCTGTATGTCTACAAGAGCTTGTAACAGGTTACCGGTTATGATATAGCTCTTCTTCCTTGACTGTGTGGGAGTATAAGAATCCCAGTTATCAAGATTGACGTCCTTTATGAACGTAGGCTGCATCATTGTGTTCATATTGATAGACCTGAAGGCTTTCTCCTGCTTAAGAGGTATTTCTACCTTTCTACGTCCATCCATCGTAGCAAATACAGCCGTAGAAGAACTTGGAGAAAAGTCTTTGCTAAACTTGAATCCTAAGAACATACCTCTACTTGGAACAAGAGTTGCCATATCTTCATCGAGATTGAATGGAATAACAAGAGGTCTTAACGGTTCAAACGAATTTACCTGTTTTAGAATATTCTCTTTTCTGGCTTCTATCACCTTCTTTTGCTTATTAAAGCTTTCGTCAGCCTTTTTAAGAATATCCTCAACAACGACATCAGACATCTTTTCAATTTCTTCATCTGTAAACTCATTCTTTTTGTTCTTTCGAGCCTCCTTTGACTTTTCGATATACAATTTTTTAGCCTTTTGAGATCTTTCTTCTGCACTTTCTGAAAGTCTGTTTTTAAGACTTTCTATCTTGTCGTTATATACTGACTCAATCTCCTTAATTTTTTTAGATCTCCACGTAGAAAAATCTTCACCTTCAGTCATTCTACTGACTGTAGATTTTATTTCAGAAGCTTTCATAGGCTTTTTTAAGACATCTACTTCTACTTCTTCAAGGTAAGTATTGTCCGCAAAGGCATTTCCACTGTTAGGATCAGTACCGGGCTTCCATATCTTTTTGCTAATCGTTTTAGCTCTTAATGGCATGGTCGTTATCTCAAGGTCATTTTCGCCTGCATCATTGAGCAACTGTATCTTTACATTGTAAGCATCGGTAATTTCCTTAAATACTTCTTCCTGCTCGCTGACCGGAAGGAAAGGTAAATACCTTGCTATCTTGGCCGCACAACCTTCTTTTCTTGAACTGTCTACATTATCAGAATCTTCTTCATCTTCCTGATTGAGAAGTCCTAGTGGATCTCCGAGTTTTTCGGAAAGTTCCGGGTGTTCAACCATATATTGCCATGTTACATCGTCACCGTACTTATTTAGGTAATCGACTACTTCCATTTCATTGAATTTTGACTTCTGAGAGGAAGTTGTATTTGCATCGAGGGATTTAAGCTTCGCTTTAAACATCATTTGAAGCCTCTGTTCTGCCGGTATGGACGACATGATATACTCGTACTTTCCGCGATAAATCTGCCCTGTACGGTCAATTCGTCCCCTCATCTGTACTTCATCGTTAATGTCAGACTGGAATTGGGCAAACACCATCACACGTTGCCTCTGATCCTCAAACTTAGGTGAAGCATGAAGAGATATTCCCGTACTTCCCGACTTGTTAATCATAAGTACATCAAGCTTTCCATTGTTAAAGTCTCGTGCCGCGGTTTTTTTGTCTTTATCCTTTCTGTTTTGAATGACATATTTACCGTTTTCGTCCTTAACCATTTCTAGGGTTCTTCCCGTAATCTCACCGACTTTATACCCTTCCTGCTCAATTTTCATTTTTATTGCATCCATCGGGCTAATTGGAAGGTTGGCAGAAAGATTTTCTATCTTATTCCTTATTTCATAATATCTCTTTTGACCTTCATCGTTTAATTCCGATACAAGGAAGGCTTTGTTTTCCTTTTCACCTCCGAGAGTATCAACACTGTATCTCATTACTCCATCAAGCGCGCGCATAAGCGTTAATGAGAAATTAGGTACCTTATCCATAGGAGTATCTTTGGGGGCTTCATCCAAAAATCCTTCCATAGTGTTTGTAAATGATATTATAGGCTTGAACCCGTTTTTCAGATTATATATTACTCTGTTGGCGACAGCATCGGCCTTTAAGCTGAACAAAAGCTGATTAACTAGATTATACATCTTACTTGCAAACGGTGTATTGGTAACTCCTAGTTCCTTTGTTCCTTGCTGCAAGTCAGAGAAACCTCCCTCTCCAGCAAGTTCGTCGGACAGGTTGGTTACCATAGGTGTAATATAATCTTTCTGGAAAGCACGAATATCGCTGAATATGGAAGATACTTCGTCAAATTGTTTCCGTTGAACAGCGTCTTCCTCTTCATTTACAGGCATCCAGTCTATTGTTACTCCGCTGAAATCCCTACGTATCATCTGGCCGGACTGAACAAGCTGCTTTGACATTATTTCCTGTAATGTAACTCCACCCTGGGCAATAGCCTGAATCATTTCCTGCGGTGAAACTCCTGATTTGGCTAGGTCTGTTTTCATTGCGTACAATGGCATGTTATCCGCACGCTTTGCAAAGGTGGCTGAAAGGAAAGTGACTCCCTTAACATCTGGCATAATGTATTGCATGAACATGGAACCGCCTCCGCTTCCTCCGGCAGTGTGACTTTCATCGAGGATCATTATATTGTTCTTTGACAAAGCCTTGATTACATCCCTTCTTATCTGTCCGCTTTTATCGGCTGCGGAAGGTGATTTTTTCTTGTATTTCTTGTCCTTTTCAGATATACCATTATCGGTAGCCTCGTATTCTTTTGTACCGTTGTTTATCTGTGAATATGTAGTTATGACATAATCATACTCATCAGGCAATGTTCCATTTTTGAGTATATAATCAAACACCCTTTTTCTTTCCTTTTCACTTGGCAGCTTATGAACTACATTTCCGGCTGCATCTGTAATTGCTGCATTTTTAGGATCGGATGCTATTATGAATGGCCTTAGATTACTACTTCCTATATCAGACAAGTCACGATAGTTATCGGCAAAAAGAGCTGGTTTCTGCGTAAAGTAGATAGGCTTATATCCTTTTCTTACTGCATACCTTACAAGGGCAGCTCCCTGCCTTCCTTTACCAACTCCGGTCATATCACCGATAATAAATCCATTTCCTTTGTTCATCTGGTTGATGGCCAAAGAAACGGAGTCTATTTGTTCTGCGGCAAGATAGCCGAAAAGTTCTTCTTTGCTTGAATATCCCAGCTGATCAACAAGGAACTGATCGACATCTCCAATGTTAGCGAGAGAATCTGCAAGTACCTGGGCTTGATTTGCAGGGACAACAGACATTAATGTACCCGACTGGCTCCTATTAGGGTAAGGAACCTTTTCGTCACCGAGGTTTACTGCCAGTCTGCCTCTGCCGGCATTATTCCCTGAATCAGTTGGTACAGAGTTTCCCTCCCGTACTCCTCCGGTATTTCTTCCACCTTCAGATCCCCGCTGCTCATTTCCTTGTTCTTGAACAACTGGAGTGCTTCCTGCATCTGATCCGTTTGCATTATCCACTGTGCCAGTTTCTCTTTCTGTTGCTGGCTTTCCATTTGTTCCTTGTCCGGATATGGTAGTATCTGCGGAGCTTCCCACGTTATTTGAAGATCCGAGTTCCTTACCTGGCTGTACGGATTCTCCCCGCTGTCCAGACTTTGGTCTATTGCTGACATTACTGTTTTTTCCACCTCCTGTATTGTCAGTGGTCCGGGATTCTCCTTCTGTACCGTTAAAGAGATCCCCCATTTGCTGTATTGAACGTATATCATCTTGTACCCTGTTATATAATTCGTCGAATGTCTTAACTTGTTCAGCTCTCGCCTTGCTCTTTACCGGTGGTGCTGTCAATTTGAAAGGACCGGTCTTTCTTCCATTTATGAGGATAATTCGTACATCGTACTTGGTTCCGTTTCGTTTGTACATTTCCCCATCAAGGTTGATTACATCTACCACGTTGTAGTGTGAGTAAAGATAAGCAAAAAGTTTCATATCCTTGCTTTGCATTGCTCCATTTTCTCGGTAAGAAGTATTTCCCCCTATCACTATTGCCGCGCGTCCGTTATCCTTCATAGAATCAAGAGCATTAATAGCCATCAATCCCTCTAAAGAACTTATTTTCAGTTTACCGTCGTCAAATTCTTTAGCTACCGTGCTTCCGAACGGAGGATTGGTTACAACTGCATCAACGCTTTCATCGAAGGGAAGAAGAGCATCACGAGTAGTTACTTCTCCATATCCTAAGGTTCTGAGATTTTGTATTCTTCTTTCGTCTATGTCATTCACATGAACAATAGATGCAGGGAATGTGATAGTCAATGCTCCATTTCCTGCTGAAGGTTCAAGGACGCTTTCAACTTTTTTGTTTGCATTGATGAACTGTCCCATTACATATCCAAAAGGTGTTGGGGTGCTGTACTGCTGACGTTCAAATCTTGTACTGTCCCTTGCGTTGAGAAGAGGCTGCATCTTGTACATGGCAACTATAAGATCATATCCAAACTTCTTGTCTTTGCTATCAATATACTTTAATGCTACCTTCCTCGTTTCATTGGTCATTGCAAGCTCGACAAGTTCCTGCATGTCTGTAATTGACATATCAGCAAGCATACTATAATCTTTCAAGATGTTCTTTACATCTTTCATAGTCAATGGAGTGTTAGAAACTTCATCAACATAGTTTAATGCTCTTTCTCGTATGGTTACACCTATATTCTTGACAGCTTCTTTTTCCTGAATATCTCTATCCTGATATTGTGCTGAATCACCGGAAAGTTCAGAAGCAGGCTTAACCTTGTTAGATTTTTGAGATTTTTCTACTTCCTGTTCCTTAGCAACATTCTTAATTTGTTCGAGAACGTCAATAGACTTTTTATCAAAGTTAGTGACATCGAATTTACTGACTTCACTATCAGGAGTCATTTTATCAGGAAGTCCACTTTCTATTGCCTGTGGCATATATCTTGCTGAACTGTAGAATGCTTTCAGATATGGACGTATCATATCACCCATATCTTTAATCATAGCAGAAGCATAGTCCGCGAATTTTATCGCACCTCGTTCAATGTGATAAACAGCCATTTCAGCACCGATAGCAATAATTTCAGGATCAATACCGGCATTAAGCTGATTGAGCTTTTCTCTCATTCTCTTCTTCAGCTCTTCATATCTTGCAGAAGAAACGATTCTGTTTTTTGAAGTTTCTGTCAAAGAATTATCCTGAGAAGGAGTTTTGAAATATTCCTTTATTACAGTTACTTTGTCAGATTTACCTTTGTATTTAGCCGGATCATAGTTAATTCGATAAACGCATTTATCATCATGATCAACCCACGCTACACCTCCATTATCACGATATTTATCAAGAAGGGCTTTTTCTTTAGGATATATTCCTTCAAAGGTAGCTGACATTTCATTGTATCCTTCTTCTGTAGTTATGTCAGATTTATTCTTTCCTTTTTGCAAAACATTATTTGCTATTTTTTTTAGTTCGGGCAAATCTTCTTCCGAAGGGCGTTCTACCTGAGAATAGTCACTTTCGGCATTTTTCATAAATTCTTCTACCGAAGTAACTTTGTTATTATCTACCGGCTTAACGCTCTTGTATTCTGCAAACGGTTTTGTCTTTCTGTTGCTGCTGTCGATCCACTTCTTGAACTCTTCCTTCGAAACACGGGTTATGTTACCCAGTCCGGTCCATCCTTTAGAATAGTTAGCCAGATAAGCGCGTTTGGCTGCAAGTGCAGATTTAAATCCATACATGACCTTGTGTTCGTCAAATGATCCGTCAGGGTTTACCTGATCAATGACAAACACATCGCCAGATTTAGGATCGTCAGAAAGGAATACGTCTATATGGTCGCCGTCTACACCTTCGGTACCGCGAATATAACCGTAGTCGTTGTTCATGGTTACAGACCATTCGTTGCCGTTTACATCTTTTCCTGAACGTACAGATCCTTTAGGATTTTCGATTGTGACATCGTAACCGTCTATCTTTACGTGTCCTTTCTTGTAGTTCCCGGCTTCCTTTTGTGCTTCGGTAGGGTTCTGGTCTACATCTTCACGGGCTTTCTTAATATTTTCAGATTGTACTGCATAAGTATGAGCTTTTTCTAATATATCCTTAAATTTCTCGGCATCCTCAACATTTTCAAACATAGATGTTCCAAAACCTATTTCCCATCCATAATTAATAATGTTCTTTTTATAATTATTATATAAATAATCATTCATCTTTAAGATGACTTCTTTATTATATGTCTGTGGAATAGGTAAAACAAATCCCTGTTCAGAAGTTATAATTTTACCTGATTTTATTGCTTTAGATTCTTTATTGAAGTACATTATCCCATTATGGCCTAAAACCTGAGCATTTCGATAAGTTCTAATAGTAGAAGGCTGCCTGCCTCTTGAAGAAAAATTTTCTTGATGCTCATTTATCTTTCCTATTTTAGTCCCATCTGGTAAAACAGTTTCATTTGTACTAACAATATTATCCGAAAATTTTGTTTTTCCTTTGTCGTATAGATCCTTAAATAAGCCTTTAACATTCACCTGAACTGGCTCATTATTTGTTTTTACTGTTCCTTCTGGTTCAGGTACCACGCTACCGCTTTCGCCATCAACTTGATTTGCTGGCTGCGGTTGTTCTTCGACTTCTGCACCTGTTCCGGTGTTATCACTTTCGCTTGCAGGCAGAACTTCATCGCCCTGCTTACCGTCTGGCTGTCCTTCAGTGCTTCCTGCACTTTCTGTTTCTGTTCTTCGTTGTTCATAGTCGTTATAAATTTGCTCAAAGATAGTGTTTAATTCTTCATCCGATACAGAAGAATATCTATTATTCAATTCTTCTTCAATGTAATCACAGTAGTCAATCCATTCTGAAACCGTCATTCCATTATATCCAGCCTCCCATTCAAGTTGACGACGTTCAACATCTTCTTTATATCCCGGAATATTTTCCTCAATGTCCGTGCCGTGCATTCTCTTAGCTTCTTCCCACATCTTTGACGGACTTCCATATTCCTGGAATGAATTAAGAATCATGTTGAATATGTCCTGATCAGTTACCATCCCTTGCAGGTTTTCCGGCATATCTGCATGTATCTGCTCTGCCGCGGCTTCCGGTGTCATACCGTCCGAGGACAAAGCCCAAATAAGCTTCTTCCTCTCTTCTGGTGATGAAGCTAAACCGAGGTGAGAGCCTAAACCCTGAGTGGTTCCTGAGTCATTCCAGTTGAACGTTACTCTTCCTGTTGCGATCTCCCGCAATACATGTTCAAGAGGCGTAACAGATTCTCCCATGTCGCTGTCCTCCTTGACGTATCTTACACGCTTACGAGGCTGTTTTTTCTCATAGGCTCCTGATTCTATTTTCTTCTGAACTTCCTGCTGTGCTGCCTGCTGCTGTTCCTGAGTCATATTGTCAAGGCGTTGCTGGTTAGCTTTAGCTTCTTCTTCTGCCTGTGCAATGATACCGCCGGGACGCTGCGATTCTATCTGTGAGGCTACTTTGTTCCAGTACGCTATCTTGTCGTTTATGGCTTGTAGATTAGCCTTCTTCTCCTGCTTTAGACGCACAATTTCCTGAATTGAACTACCTGTTGTCTTAGCTTTATCGGCTTTTTTCAGCTCATTATTGTAGCTGTCGATCATCTGCTGTGCGGTGTCCTTAGCATCATCGATGCTGTCGCTGATCTCTATCAGTGCGGCAGAGGTATCTTCTACGGGTGCCTTTTCAAAATCCTGCTCTCCCTTTTCATTGAGAGGAATACGTGACATAGCCGTTGCAGGCTGATCAGGCGTTTGCTGCGTTGCTGGCTGTTCAGTTTGAACTGTTTGTCCTTCCTGCGGTTGTGCGTTCATATCAGGTTGAGCAACCGGCTGTTCAGGTTGAGCCTGATTTTGCGAATTGATTGCATTGATTAAGTCACCTTCCGAAACCTGCTGCGACTGCATCGGATTTCCGTCTGCGTCAAGTGCTGCGACTACATATCCGTCTGCTGTTTTAGACATTACTTCGTAGTTGTTTCCTCCTTGGTTAAATCTTGTTCCAACCTCTATCTGTTGTTGCTGTCCTTCAGGTGTGGAGTTGATCTGTGCTTCCTCTCCCTGTAGTACTTCCTCTTCCGCATCCTGACCGGCCTGCTGTGCAAGACCTTCGGCGGGAGTATCATCTACAAGGCTCTGGAACATTGATATAGGAGCCATCTTGACCTTTCCGTCGTCAGCAAGATAATAGATAGTGTTATCAGACTGGTTTTGGTCTACATTACCGTCGTTGTCAAATACGATGTTTCCTCTTAATACGTTAACAGGATTCTTGCTAAGACCGGAATTAACGCGCATCACAGTGCCTGTTGTGGCGTTTGTCATTTTTTCTACTTGTGATTCAGCTTCTTTTCTTGCATCATAAGCCTTATTTTGCACCCAATAATTGTAATCAGCGTAATCAGTATAAGCATTTCGATAATTGTATATATCATTTGCCCTATCAACTCCATATTTCCCCTCCATTTCTTCAGGAGATAGGTTGAAAGTATCATTAAGGGCTGTTGATATTTCATTTTCAGACATACCTTGTTGAATCAAGGTATTTTTTGAATTCTGCATGTTGGCTATTATTCCCTGCTTAGCTTGTGCAATCTGTTCTGGCATTTGCTGTTTATCTACCTCCTGCAATGTCTGTTCCTGCAATACGGATGATATGTAGTTTATCGCTTTTTTCTTCATATCCGGTTGCATGTCGCTGGAAAGAACATCCTTCACCATGTCACGCGCTGTTTCGATGTCTGCGTCCTGAAGAGCTTCCTTCACTCCAGACCAGTCCTCACCCATAGTTTCCTGCATTTGATTTTCGAAAGTTCTCATGTCGCGGTAGTTCTTGTACTTTTCCCGAAGGTAACCGCCAGTGCCGGCCGCTCCGAAAAGGACAGACATAGGCGCAACGCCGAGGAATGTGTCAATGTTCTGGTCGAGATCCACAAGTTCTTCAGGTGTCATGTCACCTATTGCTGTAGATATAAGGTTGTTGACAACCTCCTCTCCGTATTCACCAATTGGATCGGCTATCTTTGCCCGACTTGCTATTTCCTGAATGTTCTTGAATCCCTGGCTGTTAACAATATTGGAATAAGCCTTACCAACAGAAGCAGGTATAATCTTTCCTATCTTGTTGGCACCGGTTACTTTTCCAACCCATCCTAGCATAGGGGCAAAATATTCACCTAACAGCTCAGTTCCTGTTTCGGCTGCTGTGGAAATTGCAGATTTAGCAATTGCTTCTGCTCCAGTCTGTACATTATCTCTTCCTGCATAAGATACAGTACCGTCCATATTGGGTGAAACTTGAATATCTCCCATTCCTCTGCGCTGATAATCTGCTGCGACACGTGCACCTCCGAAGGTAGCAGTATGAGCTGCCACGTCTCCGAGGCCAGCTATAGTTCTTGCAGCTCCCTTAGCCAGTCCGGTAGTTGCCTTTCCTAGTCCATATTTTGCCGCTTTCTCGGTTGCATACTTTACTAGAGCCTTTGAAGCTGGCTTAGTAACTGCTTGAATGGTTCCCATGCCGGCTATCATATCGAGCATGAACGGCAGGGATTCAGCCGTTACACTTCCAGCCTTGTATCCTCTTCCCAGGTCACCGGAATAATACATCTTCGTCGCTGCATTGGTAACAAGAGCCTGCATAAGTGCGTCCTCTGCCGGATTGAGCTGTTCTCCCTTATCTACCTTATCCAGCACCTTCTTAGCAGCCGAATAGTTTTTAAGATCCTGCAATCCCATAGCCCATCCGTCCAGGGGAGCGTCTTTAAATCCTCGTGCAAATCCAGAAAAGAAGTTGGTGTTTCCTTTCTTCTTTGCCTCGTTAGTAATGTTCTGTGCCTCTTCCATTAATGAAGAAGCGTATTCTAGCTGCTTGTCCGTGTCGTTCTGCTCACCAGCTACATACGCCTGTGAAAGAGTAGAAAAAAGTCCGTCAGACTTCACAGCTCTTGCATTTTTCCTTCTTTCTTCTGCCCTCTTACGACGTGCATCAGCTATCATCCTATTGACAGAATTAATCTGTTCCTGATTCTTAGGCTTAAATACGTGTTCAAGTTCCTGCTGGCGCATGTAAGGATCATTTGCAGCCCTTTTTGCAAAAGCAACTCTTTGTTGTTCTTCCTGAGCGATGTCGTTAGCATCCTGAATGTTAGTACCTAAGGGAAGAGTAGAAAGATTATTTCCCTTACTTTTGAAGTAGTCAGGCGTATTAGCAAGTATTCTTTCTCTTACCTTAGGATTCTGGACAAACGTTTCGTTCGTATTGGCGGGCTGAGGGGTAGTTGTCATATTATCCACTCCGGTAGGCTGGTTGTTGCCTACGAGCTTAGCGGAGAAAGTATTATAATCTCCCACGTCGTAACCGTCATTAGTGATAGTATTATAGAGAGTTTTTCTCTTATTATCGTCCTTCACATTGTTACTGAACGAATTGTAATCTCCAATGTCGTAGCCGTCCTTCGTTAGCTGATCATACAATATCTTAGTTTTGTCATTCATATCTTATAATCTTAAAATCCTTCAATTGTTTTCTTATTTCCAGCAGAATTGCTAAATCCTTCTATTGTCTTTCGGGCCGGATGCTTGACATTTCTTTTTTGATCTGTAGCCGTTAAAATAGCTTCTCGCATATCATCTATTGTTATACCCTTATTAGATGTAGGATCAGGCATTATTTCCGGGAAATATCCTATTTCTACACCTCTGTTGTACATTCTTGCCACGTCGGTGTCCTTATTCATGTCGTAAGTTTCACCGCTTGATCCGAATTTCATAACAGGATATTTCTTTTTCTTTTTCGAATTAGATGTACCAGTACTTCCATTTCTCTTAGTAATTTCCTGCTGTCTAAACTTTTCCCTTTCCATAGCCGCCTGATCGCCACGCTCTGCCCTCTGATTCTGTGCCTGCTGGGTATATCTCGTTCTCTGCATAGAAGCTTTATCACGGAGTTGTTGCAGTTCTTTAGCATCCTTCGCTTTCTGGACCTGCATTCTCTGATTAGCAGCAGCCTGCTTGTCGATAAGTCCTCCCTTCAAGTTAGCGTTAATCTCTGCAAGGGCCTTATCCTTGTCAAACTGCAACTGTATCTTATTAGCCTGCAGTCTAGCGTCCCTATCTGCCTTAGCGTTAGCAAGAGAATAATTCAACATTGATTGATCATAAGAGTTCCTTAACTTATCAAGGGCCTGATTGTAATACGATGTATTAGTATTAACAGGCGAAAAAATTCTTGCTCCAGCAGCAGAAGAAGCCGTCTGCCCGAATAGCTTTGCAAAATTTCCCCAAAAGTCAGCTGCTCTCTGTCTTTTCAAGGATTCCTCATTTGCTTCGTAATTTTTTTTAAGAAGCTGTGCAAAAACATCTTCACCAGTGTATTGCTGAGGGGAGCTTAAATTTTCCTGGGGTTTAGACATAACTTCATTAGTAGCACTTCTAACCTCTTCCGAAGCACTTTTCCCTGGGAATTGAACCTGATTTGAAGAGTTTTCAGGATTTTCGCTTCGTGAGAATTGAAAATTTGAAAACGATTCGGGAGATTGCCCGTAATTTTCGAATTTCGGTAAGCTAGAAGAATTTTCGGTCTCTTTTTTCTTAACAAAATCAAAAAGTCCCATTACTGACCTCCTTTCTTCTTACCCCAATTCTGCATTGATAATGCACTACCGATTATTCCCAGCCCATTATCCATCAGCTGAGCATTTCCTCTTTCTGTCGCCTGATTCTGCGCTATTCGCATGTTCATTATATTATTTTCATTCTGCTGATTAATAGCATCTACATTAGCCTTACGGGCTGTACCTTGTGCGGCAAGATCAGTCGCAACATTATCCAGAATTTCGTTGTTTGCCTGCTGCTGTGCTACGGCTGCTTCGGGAGTAGCTCCGGTAACAACAGCGGTTGCCCGTGCTTCCTGATTCTGCTTTTTAAGAGTATTCTCAACTCTTTTCATCGCTGCCTGAGCTTCAGCAGAGTCAAGGTAGTTCTGATAGTAATTACGATTATACCATGCATCATTTTTCCTAGCCTGCTCATTGATAAGTTCCTGCTGCTGTTTAGCCGCTTTAGCCGACTTTATTCCGCCTGCTATACCGGACGCAAGTCCGCCGACGGCACCAATAATTGCTCCTATCATACGCGTATAATATTTTGTGTTATATGGCAAAGTAAACTAATTATCAGCACAATAAGTTGCGGTGTTCGGTAATTCTATAATATGTAAGAGTTACAAGTTTTGTAACTTTTTGTAACTTTGTATACATTTGATTATTAGATTATTACAAACATACTTAAATGTTAAAAGTTACAAAATACGGCTGTTTTGTAACCGATTTACAATTTCAGTTACAAATTGAGTAAAAATTATGGCTGAGGAAAGGAAAATTAAACGGAGAAACAGAGCAACAAAGGTCAAGGAAATGGAACATTCTGTTAAGTTGACTTACACGGATGAGGATAGAATTAAGATTGTCCGGATGCTCGTAGACAGCGGCATGAACTATGCAATCATGCACAAGAAAACTGGAATTAATACTAACACGATAAAACAGTGGTATTATAGATATAAGGGAGATCTGGAGGCAGCGAGCAGTACTCTTATTGCCGAGAAGGTGGAAATAGATTTCGCGCGAGCAAAACTTGAATTCCTGCAGAATAATTTCACGCAATTGAATACACTAGCAGACAAGGCGATCAAGAGGGCTATTGCTCTCTGCGAAAAAGAAACAGACCTTAACAAGATAAGTAACTTGATGAAGGTTATATCTGATCTTGTTCTACGATTCAATGACTCTTCTCAGGATCAGCAGCAGACATCAGGTACAACTATCAATCTTATCCAACAAAGTATCGTCGAACTTAACGAGTTAAAGGAGAAGAATAAAGAAAGGTTTAGCCATATTTCTAATGAAACCATTCAGGAGGCAGAAGAGGTAAATAACTGATTATCTTAATATTGCATTTCATTTAACTTTTTTTATATATTTATTTGTTTGATTACTGCACATAAATCAAAATAAATACTTATCTTTGCAGTGTAATCAAAAAACAAAGAATTATGAAAACAATCGAAAACATGCTCTACGAATTAGCTCAGAAAGGTTATTCTGCAAGATTGATGAAAGAATTCAACTACTCTATTGATAAGGATAAAGAGTACAAGACTATCTATATAGAAGAGACTCCTAATAAGGAACTCATCAAGATAGCTAATCAGTACAACCTTATGTGGTGTGCCGTAATACTTCATTCCGGAAAGGAATTGACGGAAAAGATAGCATATAACACAATTCCCATTGATATGAAGAGCTTCGACTTCGGAGAAATTGTTAAGTACTACGTTCGAGAAGGTATAGAATACGGATGCACGGTTTATCAGGTTATCAACTCCAGCACCGGAGTAGTCGTATACTACGACAAGGATAAAGAAGTAGCTGAAAGATTTTGTAAAAATCTTATAAAATAAAGTATCAACTTAAAATTAATCTATCTATTATGGCTAAATATATATCTAAAGAACAAAGAGAAGAGTTAATAAAAGAATTTGGTCGTGAAATTCTTAAAAAGAATATAGTAGACGTAAATATTGTACGTCTGAATGAGGATAATTACGAGAATGTAAAATCTGATCTTCAAAAGATTTTTGGGAATTCTCTTGTAAAATTTCCTAAGAAAGAAGAACTTCTTAGACTTAGAATTGCCGGACTCTTCGCCGGTACAGTGCTGTACCTGAACAACAAACCGGTTGATGGTGTAATCTATGATCCAGAAGGAGAATATATCAGCAACAAGGATATTCTGACTTATTACAATGGAGATTATTTCTATATCGCTAACCAAATCTATGGAAATTACGTTGAATTATTTGCGCGCAATGTAAGATTATCACAAATTTCGTATTTTGATTGATAATAAATAAGGCTGTTCTCTCGGACAGCCTTATTCAAGATGTCCGCATAGTGTGTTAGTAATTAACACTAAACATACTAAATTTTAATTCCTTATGGTTCAATTAGGGACATCTTATTATACACTGCAAATATATTAATAATAAATGTAATAGCAATGGCAAGAGGTGGAAAAAGAGAAGGAGCAGGAAGAAAGACCTTAACTTCTAACAAGATAGCAAGTAATATTAAATTATCTCCGCAAACGAGAGAAATCGTAGAAAGATATTCAAAGGCGTTAGGCCTGAACAAATCAGACTTCATTGACAGGTTTCTATTCCTGTACGTAGATCAATGCGAGGAAATACTTAAATGTTCTAATTGCGGAGAACCGGTTCTTTGGACGGCGGTACAAGCTACGGCGGCTGGTGAAGCAATAGTTCAATGCCGTAATTGCAAAAAGGAATTATCCTTTGAAATATAAATGAAACCCTGGGCTTAAAGTATAGCTCAGGGTTTTGTTTTATATTCTCATTAATACGTCGCTTCGAAGGTCCAAATAATCCTTGTACAATTCAGGCCGGCAGACATAATCATACACTCTCTTCACGCATATACTTGCCTGCCGGCTCCTGACCTTCGTGTAATATCGTATAACTCCCTTTGTGCGATCGCTGTGCCCGAGGCAGTAATTAATCACGTTGTCCGGCATACAGATATCACTTGCATACTGCGCGAAGCATTTACGCGCTGAGTAAAATACAACTCTTTCTTTTATTCCGAGTTCTTCAGCCAAATCAGTAATTGAATATGAAACATACTGCGAAAAGTTGTGGTAAGTAAATTTATACCCGAAGTCAAGTCTGCCGTTCTGCCCTATCCAGGGACAGGCGTATTCCATCACTTCTTCAGGCATGTCAAAACAGATAGTGTTTTCCTGCTGCGTCCGGCCGGCAGACTTCGTGCGAATATACCTTACTTGCTTATCCCTGAAATCAAGATTCATTATGTCGATCAGGTTCATTCCTCCGAGAATGAAGGAAATCATAAATAGATCGCGCGCCATCTTTTTTCTCTTCGTGTCCGGACTGGACTTCATGATCCGCGTAAAGGATTCGATAGACAAGGTTACGTCCCGCACCGGTGCCGGCGATATCCTCACGGATGCAAAGGGATGCACGGAATATGATACAACCTGGTCCGCTATCGCCTTGTTGACTATTACCTTTATATGACTGAGTATCGTGTTGATGTAGGTCTGTGTCTTTCCCTGCTTGCGCAAGTAGTCGGCAAAAGACTTTACCAACACCGGCGTAATGTCCTGCATGTCTATGTTTCCTCTGCAATAGTCACAGAAATAACGTGACGATCTCTCTATCAACTTAGCGTAAGATGTTCTCTTGCTCTCCAGAAGATAACTCACATAGCTTTCCGATATGTCACGAAAAGTGCTTTCTCCCTCGTTGGGGCCGGACTCGATAATCTCCTTGAGTTGTTCACAAGTATATATGTCCTTGTTCCTCACGTTGTCAAGCCGTTGTTCATACATATCCATCAGAGACCGGAGCTTCTTGTTCATCGCCGATGCTTCGGGATGCTTGACAATTTTCCCGTTTTTGAACTGGGAAGGATCAGAAAGGATAATGTTAGTAACTATGTAAGATGTTACCGATTTGTGACGCACTGCAATTCTTAGCTTGTGAGTGCCATTTTTTAATACTCGATCACGAATAATAACAGGATTAATTGTTGCCAT